CTAAAGTAGCTATGAATTATGCTATTTGTGCGCCGAGAATTTATAAAGGTAGAATAGAGTCTGTTGTTAGTAAATGTGTTGGTTTTGCTGATATGATACAGATAACGCATTTAAAACTACAGCAAGTTCTTTCAAGAATGGTGCCAGATGGTGTATATCTTGATATGGACGGTTTGGCAGAAGTTGATTTAGGCAATGGAACAAACTACAATCCAGCTGAAGCACTTAATATGTATTTTCAAACTGGTAGTATTGTTGGTAGATCACTAACGCAAGACGGCGATCTTAACCACGGTAAAGTACCTATTCAAGAGCTTAACAGTTCTAGTGGTGGTGGTAAAATACAAAGTTTAATAACCACGTATCAATATTATCTGCAAATGATACGTGATGTAACAGGATTAAACGAAGCTAGAGATGGTAGTACTCCGGATAAAAACACTTTAGTAGGTTTGCAAAAGTTAGCTGCTAACGCGTCTAATGTAGCTACTAGACATATTGTTCAGTCTAGCTTATATTTAACTCTTAAAATAGCTGAAAATGTTTCTCTTAAAATAGCTGACGCTCTTCGTTTCCCATTAACAAGAGCATCGTTACAAAACTCTATATCTACTTATAATATAAAATCACTGGATGAAGTTATAGATTTAAATCTTCATGATTTTGGTATATTTTTAGAGTTAGAACCTGACGAAGAAGAAAGAGCTCAATTAGAACAAAATATACAAGTAGCTTTACAGTCTGGCGGTATTGATCTAGAAGATGCTATTGATATACGTCAAATTAAAAATCTTAAGTTAGCTAACCAAATGCTAAAGATTAAGCGTAAGGTTAAAATGGAAAGAGATCAAAAAGCGCAGCAAGCAAATATTGCCGCTCAGGCTGACGCTCAAGCTCAAACAGCTGAAAGAACAGCTATGGCAGAAGTTCAAAAGCAAGAAGCTATCGCGTCAACAAAGGTTGATATTGAAAAAGCTAAACAAGAAATGGAACTTCAAAAAATGCAACAAGCATCTCAATTAAAGCAAGCTGAAATGGAAAGACAGTTTCAGTACGATATGCAACTTAAGCAAATGGATGTTCAAATTCAAAAAAGCAAAGAGCAGTTTATAGAAGATAGAAAAGATAAAAGAACTAAAATACAAGCAACACAACAAAGTGAAATGATAAGCCAAAGAAAAAACGATGGTTTACCAATAGACTTTGAAAACGAACCAGATCAAGGTTTAGGAGCATTTATGTAATGCTATAACATTTTTTTAAATTATATTATATTATGTCAACAGAAGTAAAACAAGAAGGTGAGTTTACCTTAAAAAGTAGAAAGAAAACTACACCTAAAAAATTAAACAAAAAAGAGGAAGTAACTAAAGTAGATTTAACAAAACCAGAAGCTCAGGGAGAAGTGATCCCTGATGTTGTTAAAGTTGAAATACCTAAAGAAGATGCCGTTCAAACACAAAAGACAAATGATAGCGATGCTATTGTCGAAAAACCCGAAGACAGTAGCAACAGCGAAGCAGTGGTTGAAGAAGTACGGACCACCGAAGAAGCAGTAGAAGCTCCAATAGAAATTATTGAAGAAGTAGCTGAAGTAGAGCAAGAGCTTAAAGAAGCGGTTAGAGATGAAAAGGTATTAGGTAAAAAGTTACCTGAAAATATAGAAAAACTAGTTTCTTTCATGGAAGATACTGGTGGTAGCGTAGAAGACTACGTTAGATTAAATGCTGATTACTCTAGCATAGACGATAATACATTGTTAAAAGAGTATTATAAAAAAGAAAAACCATATCTTGATAATTCAGATATTGATTTATTGTTAGAAGATTTTCAATACGATGAAGATTTAGATGAAGATAAAGATATACGCAAGAAAAAACTTGCGTTTAAAGAAGAAGTTGCAAAAGCCAGACGCTTTTTAAACGAGACTAAGGAAAAATATTACGCTGATATCAAGTTGAAATCAAATGTAAATCCTGACGCTCAGAAAGCCATGGACTTTTTCAATCGATATAACAAGCAGCAAGAACAAGCTGAACAACAGCGTTCTTTATTTCAAGAAAATACTAAAAAACTTTTCACTGAAAATTTCGAAGGTTTCGATATTAACGTAGGTGATAAGAAATATAGGTATAAAATTCAAAATACTGAAGCTGTTGCTGATAAACAATCAGACATTAACAACTTAATCGGGAAGTTCCTTGATAAAAATGGATCTGTTAGTGACTATAAAGGTTATCACAAGGCGATGTATGCTGCTGAAAACGTAGATCGTATAGCTGCACATTTTTACGAACAAGGCAAAGCTGATGCTGTTAAAGATGTTATTGATAATTCAAAAAACATTAGTGACACCAAAGCTAGAGCTTCTAGTAACGGGGATGTGTTTTTAAATGGCTTCAAAGTTAAAGCTATTAGTGGTGCTGATTCTACAAAACTAAAAGTAAAAACAAAAAAATTTAACTAAAAAATTAAAAAATTATGGCTTTAAGTCCTACATTTGGTTCTATTAAACCAAGTCAAAAACAACAATTAAACGATAGCAACTGGCTAAAGTTTAATGACGGTACTGCCGCTGGAGACACTGATACATTTGCTCAGCAGTATTTACCAGAAATTTATGAACAAGAAGTAGAGCGTTACGGAAACCGTACGTTATCTGGATTCTTAAGAATGGTTGGCGCCGAAATGCCAATGACATCTGATCAAGTAATTTGGTCTGAGCAAAACAGACTACACGTTGCTTACAACAATGTTTCTAATGATTTGACTGATACACTAACTTTTACAGTAGGTGGTTCTGGTGACACTTTTGTTGAAAATGTTATTTCTGCAGGTGATACTATTGTTATTTTAGATGATACAAACAATGCTGACGTAAAAGCTGTTGTAACTGCTTCTAGTCAAGCTGGAGCAACTGCTACTGTAGTTGTAGCTCCTTATGGCGTTGAAGATTTGTCTGGAGTTGCTGCTACTGGATTAAAAATCTTTGTATACGGTTCTGAATACTCTAAAGGAGTTTCTATTACAAACTCTACAGGTTTAGCTGATACTACTGGAAAAAGAAGTATCACTCCCTCTTTCACTCAATACTCTAACTCACCTATCATTATCAGAGATAAATACGTTGTTAACGGATCTGATATGGCTCAAATCGGTTGGGTTGAAGTTGCTACTGAAGATGGAACTTCTGGATACTTATGGTATTTGAAAGCTGAGTCTGAAACTCGTTTACGTTTCGAAGATTATTTAGAAATGTCCGTAGTTGAAGGTGAATTAGCTGATTCTACTGTTGGTGCTTCTGGTGACGCTGCTTATCAAGCTGGTTACAAAGGTACTCAAGGTTTATTTGCTGCTATTAAAGATCGCGGTAACGTAAACACTGGATTCACAGCTGCAACTGGTTTAGCTGCTTTTGACGCTATTCTTAAAAATCTAGACACTCAAGGTGCTATTGAAGAAAATATGCTTTTCTTAAATCGCCAAACTGCGTTAGATTTTGACGATATGCTTGCTGATTTATCTGCTGGAGCAAACGGTGGTACTGCTTATGGATTATTTGAAAACTCTGAAGAAATGGCATTGAACTTAGGTTTCACTGGTTTCCGTAGAGGATCTTATGATTTCTATAAAACAGACTGGAAATACTTAAACGATGCTTCTACGCGTGGTGCTTATGATACTTTGACAGCTAGTGTTGAAGGTGTTTTAGTGCCTGCTGGAACTTCTACAGTTTACGATCAAATTCTAGGAACTAACATCCGTCGCCCATTCTTGCACGTTCGTTACAGAGCTTCACAAGCTGACGATCGTAGAATGAAGCAGTGGTTAACTGGCTCTGCTGGAGGTGCTTTCACATCTGATTTAGATGCTATGGAAGTAAACTTCCTATCTGAAAGATGTCTTTGTGTACAAGGTGCTAACAACTTTGTATTGTTCCAAGGAGCATAATTCAAAACTTAAAATTCTTGGGGTTACCATTTCGGTAACCTCAGGATTTTTATTATTAACTATTTAATTTTATTATATCATGGCTAAAAAAGCTAAAGCAGAAGAAACAATTGAGGTTGCACCTCAAGAAGTAGCGGTAAAAGCCGCACCAAAAAAAGTTGAAAAACCAAGTAAACCAGAGTGGGAAATAAAAGATAGAACTTATTTCTTAAAAGGTAAAAAAACGCCTTTAACACACACCATAAATTCTAGGCACACGTCTAAACATCCGTTGTTGTGGTTTGATGAAAAAACCGGTGAACAGCATGAAATAAGATACGCAACAAACCAAACTTCTCCTCTTAAAACATATCAAAAAGGTGAAGCTACTCTTGGTCATATTATCTTTAAAAACGGAAGTTTATTTGTACCTAAACAAAAACAAAATTTACAAAAATTATTATCTATATATCACCCAGCTAAAAATAAACTATATACAGAGCATAATCCTGTAGTTATAGCTGAAGACCAATTAAGCATGTTAGATATGCAAATTGATGCTTTAAATTTAGCGCGAGAAATGGATATTGATTTTGCAGAAGCAATACTTAGAGTAGAATTAGGTTCAGCTGTAACTAAAATGAGTTCAAAAGAACTTAAAAGAGATTTGTTATTGTTTGCTAAAAATAACCCAAAATTATTTATAGAACTAGCAAATGATGATAATGTTCAACTTAGGAATTTTGCTATTAGAGCGTCTGAGGCTGGAATTATCAAACTATCTCAGGACCAAAGAACATTTACGTGGGGAGCAAATGATAGAAAACTAATGAATGTACCATTTGATGAAAACCCATACTCAGCTTTTGCTGCTTTTCTTAAAACAGACGAAGGTGTTGAAATCTATAAATCTATAGATAAAAAACTATAAAAACAAGTGATACTAATATGATGGGGACTACGAAAGTAGTCTCCACTATATTATAATAAAAATATAAAAATGGCGGTAAACGTAAATACAGTATATCAAACAGTCTTGTATATATTAAACAAAGAACAAAGAGGTTATGCGCCACCAGATGAGTTTAATAGTATAGGTACTCAAGTGCAGCTTGAAATATTCAACTCTTATTTTCCAGATGGAAATCAAATAAATAGATTAAACCAAAATAATTCTCAAAACAGCACGGAATTTTTTAATATATTTGACAATTTATCTTATAAATTAACGCCTTTTATACAGGAAGTTAATTTTATTTTAGACTCAAATAATATTAGCTTTACTTATCCAGATGTAGATCCTATTACTCAATCTTTAAATTCTAGTATTTATTTAATTGGTGAAGTTATTTG